GCAGGAAGTTCTGGCACATCAGGAACAAGTGGTGTAGCAGGAAGTTCTGGCACATCAGGAACAAGTGGTGTAGCAGGAAGTTCTGGCACATCAGGAACATCTGGTCTTGCTGGTTCTTCAGGAAGTAGTGGAACATCAGGAGGAACAGGAACTAGTGGAACATCAGGTACTAGTGGACAGAATGGTTCATCAGGAACATCAGGTAGTAGTGGATTTGGTTCTAGTGGTACAAGTGGTGCTGATGGTAGTTCAGGTACAAGTGGTGGAACAGGTAGTAGTGGAACGTCAGGTAGTTCAGGAACAGGAGGAGGTGATAGAAATGGGTTAATAACCACAGGTTCAATAGCAGACACACAACAAATCACAGGTAGTTTAATACTTGGTAATACAGTTATATCAGGTTCATTAATTGGTAATACTGTTAATAGTGGTATTATAAAAATACAATCACAATTACATTCATCAAGTAGTTTAGCTATACCTTTTGGTTATATATCAAGTTCTAATCCTGATTTACAAACCAATATAATGTTTGGTAGTATTACAGCAGCATCTGGTTCAGGTTTATTAACTAATACTCTAACAGGTTCAATCGTTATATCAGGTTCCAATAATATATTATTAGGTGCTGGTAATAGAGGTAATACAATAACACAAGGAACATATGGGTATCTTGGTGGTAGTAATAATATTGGTACAGTAATACCAACATTAAACACAGGGTCGGTAATAAGACCATCCATATCTAATAACGCTTTACAATCATCACTAGCATTACAATTCACAACAAGTTCATTATCGGCGCCATCTATATCAAGTAATTTAATATATAACTCAACAACAATAAATCATCAAAGTGGTTCATTATCTTATTCAAATAATCTAAATCAAGGTAGTGTTACATCAACCGCAAACAATATTGCATTACCATTCTTAACAACAATACAACAAAACTATTTTGGTGGTAGTTCAATAACATTACAACATATTAGTTCATCAATAACAGCAACAAATAATATTGTAGGTGGCGCGGCATTTACTGTTACTAACTTAGTTTCAAGTTCAGTATCTACAACTGCTAATGGTTTATCGTTTAATAATAACCTTATACTTGGTTCCGCAAATGGTGTGTGGGTATCAGGTTCAAATACTACAAATAGAAGAACAGTAATTTCAAATATTATTGGTGGTACAAATACCGCAGTATCTTCATCTCAAGTAGGCGCTGATACACATTTAGTTTCATCAATTGTATATGGTCAAAACTTAATTGTATCCGCGTCACACGCATCTGGCGTTGGTGGTTCAACTTTTGTTGGAAGATATAACGCAACAGGTTCATTACAAGAAAGTTCACAAGACGCAGTATTTGTTGTGGGAACAGGAACAGGTGTAGGTAGTAGAAGAAACGCATTACACATTGATAGTAATAACAATACAAGAATCACAGGTTCAGTATTAGTTTCAGGTTCATTAAATACAACAGGTAAGATAAATGATTTAAAAATACATACAGGTTCTGTAAATGTTGATAGTATTGGTATTGGAAACAATACATTAGCAGCAGCAACTGGTTCATCTTTAAGTAATATTGCAATTGGTAATAGTGCTTTAAGATTTAACGTAACTGGTTCTAATATAGTAGCAATTGGTGGTAATGCTTTAGAAAATAGTTTAGACGGATTTAATACAGCGATAGGAGCTAGCGCTTTAAGCGCGTTAATATCAGGTGGACAAAATATGGCCATTGGACAATCCGCAATACAAGCATTAACAGGAGGTACTAAAAATACTGGTATTGGTTTCAATACTATGGTGAATGTGGTAAGTGGTAGTAACAACACAGCTATTGGCGCAGGAACATTACAAAGAAATACAAATGGTTCAGGATGTGTTGTGATTGGTAACCAAGCTGGTGGTTGGTCAACAACATCAAATGAATTTTTTATTGGTAATGACTCCCTTGGTTCAGCAGATGCTGAAAGAAGTGGTTCATTATTTTGGGGTCAATTTGCTAACCCTATAAGTTCACAAAATTTACAGATTAATGCTAATACAAAAATTATTGGTGATGTTTTATTCTCATCAGGTTCAAATAAAACTATGGGAACAGCGGTACTTGATGGTGGAAACCCTGGTACTGTAGTTGTATCAAATACTTTAGTTACAGCAAGTAGTATTATTATGTTGACCAAACAAACTAACAATCATCCTAATGCAGGACCTGTTGTTGTAAGTTCAAAAGGTAGTGGAACATTTACAATTACATCAAACCATAACGGAGACACAGATACAGTAGCTTACTTAATTATAAACCCCGCATAATGGACTTAAACGCAATAGAACCTATCATAGAACAGATTGTTAAAGACAGCCTTCAAAAGAATGTTTACCAATATGGTAAGAATGCAAGGTTGACAAATAGAGTTGCTTCAGGTAAATTAAAAAATAGTATCAAAGCTAAAACCACAACTGATAAGAATGGTATTACTATTATTGAAATAACAGCGTTTGGACAACCATTAAATAACACATATGCGTATTGGTTAATCAATGATAGGAAACCTGGTAAGTGGGCAAACATAGGGGCTATTGAAGAGTGGATTAAGAATAAGAAAAGTTTTAGAATGAGAAATTTTAAAACAGGAAAATATATCGAAAAGAACGATAAAACAATAAAACAAGCAGCATATGTAATTGCAAGGTCAATAGGGAAATTTGGTTTTAAAAACAAACCACAAAACTTTATTGAAGTATCAATTGATATGTTAATGAAAAACGATAAAATAATTCAAATACTCGGTGACGAAGCATTTGAAGATTTGTTAAACGCAATTGAGGGAATATGAGTTATATATTTGGATACCAATCGCTATATAGTAATAACTTAAATAGCAACACACAATTAAGGAGAAGTACGGATATGGTCTACCAAAGAGGTGGAACATACGAAGTAGTATTGACAGGGGACACCTATGTTCAGAGTATGAGATTAGATGTAGATTTATTTTCAAGCGATGAGAAGGTTGGACGTATGTCAGTAATCCCTTACGACGTATCTCAGAGTGGATTAACATTCACTTACAGATTTAACATAAGACCATACGATTACTTATCCAACTATGTGAAAGCACAACACTATACTTACTATTGGTTAAACGATTGGTATAGTACAACAGAACAAATCAACTGGAATAATCCTTATCCAAATAGTATTAATGTAAACTTCAATTACGGATATAGATATGTAAACTCATCAGGAAGAACTGTAACAGAATATACAAATGATCCTGGTAATCTATATAACCATTTTACAAACTTAGTAGCTTGTCAAAACGATACTTCATTTGTTCCATCAGGATTTACAAACACAGGTAATCATTTTAATTATATCGGTGGTCAATTCCAAATGAATGACCATTTTATATTACCAAACTTTGACCAAGAGATTGGAACAGTAGTAGGTACAGGTATGACAATCAATACGGTAGACATATATCGTAGAATGTCACCAGTGGCACAATTCTTAATGGATTATCCAACACTACCTGAACAATCACAAACAAGTAGATTTTTAACTGAAGCACCAAGGATTCAATATATACAATCCGAAGATAATTATGTATTATTTTATTTAAACGGACAAACAGGAGATAGACAAGTGATAGAAGCAGACTTTGCATTATTTGAATTATATGATGAGACTAATACTCTCGTTACACACTTTGAACAAGAGTTAAATTTTTCAGGTACAACGTTTCAATCACCAACAGGATATACAGATACTTTACAAATATTCAGTCTTCCTTGTGGTCCTCAAGATATATCAAACATATTTACAACGATTGATTGGGATACAATATCGTATTATAGAGTACAATTATGTTATTCTTTCCCAACAAACCTAACAGGAAGAACAACAAATGGTGGTGTAGGACCTGTGTCTGAAGCTTTCTATTTCTATCTTGAAGGTAATTGTCAACCACAAGATACGAGAATTGTTTGGTTAAATAACAGAGGTGGATATGATTACTACACATTCACTGCATATAGACAAGATACGTCAAAATATAAAACACAATCCTATGATAGTAGATATTATGCTACCGATTTGGCTAGTCCCGATAGAGATATGGGTAGAACTATTAAAACATTTGCAACTGATGTTGACCAAGAAATCGTTTTAGAAAGTAACTACCTAAATAATCCAACAGCTAATTGGTTGGAAGGATTGTTTACCTCACCACAAGTTTATATAATGAAGAGTGACTACATTTCATTAATAGACAGACAAGATAAGTTATATAAAGATTTAACACCAGTTCAAATTATTTCAACTGAGGTAGATCATATAACTCAAAAACATAAAAAACTTAATAAGTATAGAATTACATTGAAGACGGCTAACAACTTCTTTGCAAATAAAGGTTTCTAAATATGAGTCAACAACAAACCGTATTAAGGGTTCAATTGGATAATGTTAATACCAATACTGGTATTACTGAATATGATTTTTTAGATTTATATAGTAGTATCCCAATTGCTGTCACAAAATCATTTGCTGAATTAGGAGACATAGGAAAAAGAAACTCTGACTATTCGGTTGGTGTTATGCTTCCTGGTTCTAAAAAGAATAATGCTTTCTTTGAAAACTTCTTTAACGTTGATGCACAGTCATTATTTTTCAATCCAAATAAAAGGGTTCCTTGTAATGTATTGATTAATGATGAAGCTTACTTCACAGGTTATTTAAGATTAAATAAAATTAGTGTTAAAGACTCTGCGGTAGAATATGATGTGACTTTATTTTCAACACCTGCTGAACTATATGGTTCAATAGGAAACAACTTATTAAAAGATTTAGATTTTAATGATAGCGATTATCAGTTTAATCACATATTTAATTTGGATAATGTAACCAGAGCGTTTACATATTCTAATTATACAATCGATGGTGAACAACCATATCCATATATGTATCCTGTGGTACACAATGGTTATTTATATGACACAGGAAATACTGTAAACTTTTCAGGTGGAACCATAATTGAACGTTGTCGTTTATATACATCAACAAGTCCATTAGATTCTTATCCAACATTAGCCGCAGCTTATGCTGCTGGTGTTCAAGAATTTAGGATTAACTCACCAACTCAAGGACCATTCAATAATCAATTGAAAGCTGGTTTAAGTGTATGGAATTTATTACAGTTGATGTTTAAGACTCAAGGTTACCAAATAACCTCAGACTTTTTTAACACACCTTGGATGAAAACATTATATCTATATGGATATTTTTCATCTGACAATGTTAAATTTAGTTGGACGATATATGAAATTCAATCATTACCAATAGAAGGTGTGGAAGTTTTCTTTGTAGAAGAAGGTAATAGTGTTTTGTGTGTTGTTGCAAAATTGGGAACAGGGATTCCTGTTTTTTGTGATGAAGATATTAATGTTAGATTATATTATTTTAATGATTATACATATGATTATTATACTGTTGATGCTGTAATTCCTTATGGAACATCAGGTATAACAGTTAGTGATATTGGATTACCATTTTCTTACGGTGAATCATCACAAGTACCAAATGGTACATCATTATCTTATTTACCCAAAGCGGTTGGTGATAGTGTAACTTTTGTTGATGGTGACTACGTAGATTTTAGTTTGGTTATTGACCAAAATATAAAACAGATAGATTTATTATCATCTATTGCAAAGAAATTTAATTTAGTTCTCATCCCTGATCCTGATGATGGATATAAGATTAGAATAGAACCATACGATTATTTTATTGGAACGGGTGTTGTTCATAACTGGTCCAACAAACTAAGTTTTGACAAAGGATTCTCAGTTCAACCAGCATTAAACTTTATTGAAAGTGAATTATTCATTTCAGATTCAGAAGATGGTGACGAGGGTAATGCACAATTTAAAAAGAGTAAGAATAGAATATACGGACAGAATATTGTATATAACCCAACTGATTTTAAATCACAAAGGAAAGATATTACAACTATATTCGGACCACAGTTACTACGTAAGTGGGATAATGACAATACAAACAATATTAGTTTACCATTAGGTATAAACTATGTTAGTAATAGTAGTGAAGCACAAGGTAATCAGGTAAACTGGCAATACAATGGTGTTAAAACTAAACCAAAATTGTTTTGGTACTTAGGTGCGTTCAATCCATTCTTAGATGTGGTTGGTGAAACATACGATGCAACATATTATTACAAGACATATGTGGCTTATATATCCAATTCAAGTGGAAGTACATACAACCAATACGATAGATTACCTGTAATTTCCCATACAATGCCGATGGGTATGACAGATAGTCAAAAGATTAATAACGATAGTCAATGTATATTATTTAATTCTGAGTTACCTATTGATACAACCATTGGTGTTCAACCTTATAATACGTACACAGAAAACGATGCGTACACCTCTTACTATCAAGGTAGAGTGTCAAACCTGTACAATCCAAATACAAGGGTTTTAACGGGGTATTTTGACCTTAACTATTCAGATATAAAGAACTTACAACCACAGGATTTAATCAAGGTAAATGAACAGTATTTCGTTGTTAGTAAGATTACAGATTTTAACTTAACAAATAGGGAATTAAGTCAGGTTGAATTAGTTCAATTTAACAATGCACCTAAAACATATACAGATAGATACTTCCAATATTACTATTGTGATAATACTTCTATTGTTTACAAATTTAAAACATATTTCACAGAACCTAATTTATTGGATTCCAATTTTGGTTGGTCAATTTATTATGACCATCAGGTTGGTAACTTACCAAGTCAATCATCAGGATTTACTTCTTCTTTCAAATATGTTCAAGGATTTTCAAATACAGTTTATGCCCCTTATACAATATACGAGGTTAGTGAAGAAACATATAACACATCAGGTATAGATTGGGATAGTGATACATTACATAACCATATTTACAATGATGAAATTGGTGGACCATTCCAATATTCTATGCCAACATTTTGGTTAAACAGTGGTTCAACTACACAAGGTTCAAATCTATTTACAGATTGTGCTAATTTCTATTCAACAGCATCAACTTATGGAATCACAACGGGTTCTTCAACATATTTTGGTACAGCTATAACTCCAACTCCTACACCTACTCCAAGTGCAACCCCATCGGTTGAAATTCCTGGTGAAATGAGAGGTAGTTTGATAGTATCTTATTATGAAATTAATGGTTTTTCAAATCCATCAGATATTGAATGTAGGGTAAATGGAGTTGATAGAAAATTAGTATATTCTGATATAACTAATTTATATACAACTTATTTATATTCTGGTGACACAGTTTATATTAAAATTAATACTTTAGGTGTTTCATTTACTAATTCAATTGATGTAAGTAGAATTGATTATACAACTGATGACCAAGGCGGAGATAATGGAATAAGAGAAACTTATATTAGTGGAGTTACTGGTTCTACAGAACAAGATATTACATTTGTGGTATTACCTGATGTATTGGATTATAACTTTGAATATCATATTGATGGTAAAATTTTATTTCCACCTACTCCAACCCCAACTAATACTCCAACTCAAACATCAACTCCAACTCCAACTCCTGTGCCATTAGGATTTAATAGATGGATTACAGATATGAAGAAATATCCTGGTAATGATGATAGAGTTATTACTGTTGGTAACTATGATCAAGTAAAATCACAAAATGAGTTATATAATTATGGTAATATTATAAGAATGTATAATAATGGTGATGCGGATGATACATTAAACATAGCAACAGGATTCACAAATTCACTACCTGAATCTGTTAGTATTACAAAAGATAATGGACTTATAATAACAAGTTTTTTAGAATATTATAATGGACAACCAGTTGAATTTATAGTAAAGTTAGACCAATATGGTAATATTGATACTAATTTTAATAGTAATCATAATTTTACAGGAAACCAATATGGATTATTCTCATTTGTAACATCAGATGATAAAATAATGGTTTATAATGATAGAGGTGTTGGGTATAGTGGTGAAACACAAACTGGTTTACATCAATTAAATTCAAACGGAGATTATAATATTCATTTTAATTATAATTGTGAAAGTGGATTTAAATTTAATAATCTTCATAGAGGACCAACAAATATTATTGAATTATCTGATGGTAAGTTTTTAGCTGTCGGTCCTTTTAACAAATATAATGGTAATACAGCAAATGGTATTTGTAGATTAAATTATGATGGTACATTTGATTCTACATTTAATGTAGGTGGTACTGGTTTTACTGCAGATGATTTATATCAAGTTATTGAATTACAAAGTGGAAAATATATAGTAGTTGGTGAAATAACTTCTTATAATGGAGTTTCTAAAAATTCAATTGTAAGAATTAATACAGATGGTAGTGTTGATAATACTTTCACAAGTTCAATCACTTCAAATATTATTCAGGGTGTTACGGAATTATCAAATAATAAATTATTAATATATGGTTCATTCACACAATATAGTGGTACATCTAAAAATAATATATGTAGATTAAATTCTGATGGTAGTATTGATAATTCATTTACCAACCCAACTATAATTGCACCAACTTGGGCAGCAAATACTATAATAAGAAAAGTAATAGAATTATCAAATTCAAATTTGATGATTAGTGGTGATTTTATTTCTTATAACGGATTCTATTTTTCTTGTTTAATTAAAACAGATTTTGATGGCGATGTAATAGATTATACATATACTAATCCAACTCCAACACCAACTCCATCAGCTAGTGGTGGACCTGTAACACCAACCCCAACACCAACACCATATAATTGTGGTGTAACAGGTTCAACGGTTGAATCTTGGACTTTGGGTTCAAATCATTATAGTAATAAATTTGTAAACTTTCCTGCTTACTCATATGACCCAATTTTGTTAGATTTAACAGGTGCGGTAAGTGGTGATACAATTTATTTTAACGTTAATAGTTTTACAAGATATAATTCTTACACAATTAAAGATGGTTATTTAAATACAATTGTTTCAACTGGAACTATTGGAACTGGTAATTTTAGTTTTACATATAATGATACAAATGTATATTGGTTATATATTTCAACTCCATCTTCTATATATTATAGTTTTGATGCATATCAAGTTGCTATAGGATTAAATTCTATTCCAACTATAGATTTATATTCAACAACTTATAAATTAACCGCAACTAATTTTGGTTCAAATGAATCTTCATTATTTTCAATTTATGGTGATGGAACTAATTATTTGACAGCCGTTGCTACTGGTGTAACACAATCTGAATTATTATCTGGTTATACATTTGATATTCAAAATGGTTCAACAAGTGGAAGTACATATATTGAGTTACAATCAAACAATCAATGTTGTTTATCTAACCCAATTTTATTGAGTAGTCAACCGACTCCAACTCCTACGCCAACAACAACACCTACTCAAACACCAACACAAACTAAAACCCAAACTCCTACGCCTACACCAACTCAAACGCAAACTAAAACTCCAACTCCAACCCCTACGGTTACTAAAACATCTACGCCCACACCAACTCAGACTATTACACCAACAGGGTCTAGACCAATAACAAGTGCAGAATATGTTGTTTCATCAACTGCAATAAATGATGGTGTAAGAACTTGGAGTGGATTAACTATTAATATTAATGCAATAACAAAAACTTATTCCGCAATAACAATTGGAAGTTTTTCATTTTCATCGAGTAGAGGTGTTCAAAGTTATGGTTCATTAGCTGGTACATATAATGTTACTGCAAGTAGAAAATTATGTCAAGCGGCAGCAAATGCTACTAATTGGGGTGCAACTGTAACTTTATATGTAAACAATGTTGAAATTAATAGTACAAGTGCATCAGGTACTTTACCTATATGTCCAACAACATCAACAATTACAAGAACATTTAATAGTGTTGTTATAAATCAAGGAGACCAAATTAAAATCGTTTGGAACGATGACATTACGTAAATTTTATATTTAATAATATGAGGAAATATATAAAACAGATAGATAGTAAAAATTTCGTATATCCGAACAATACAGTTCCTGAGTACGATGTTGAAATTATCCACGACATAAATAACAATTCGGTTAGTGGTACGGTAACAAACTTCTCAGCTACAACTGTAACATATACAGGAATAACAATCCAATTTAGTTATACTTGGAGTTTGAATGGTGCAGAACCGTTTATCTCACAAGCAAGTGATTTAAATCTGTTCTCGGTTCACGCAATGGAACCATCAAGAACCTACTTCAAACCTTGGAGGTTAATTGATTTTGAGTCCTCATCTAATATAGCATTGAGTTCAACAGGTGGAACATTTACATTTACTATGTTACCTTCTCAGTTTGAAATAGCAGGATTTACTAATGGAACGTATGTAATTGATATTAGAATGATAGGACATAGGTCTATATTCCCAATATGTGCAAGTTTTGTGGTAAGTACAATTACCCCACCAACTCCAACGCCTACTCCAACTCCAAGTCCTACCGCAACAAATACAACACCAACTCCAACTCCTACTCCTTCAGCAACGCCTGGTGGAAATTATACAAGTGGTGCTACGTTGAATGTAACGGACACTGGTTGGATTAAATACACAACAACGACTGGAAGTACCTATCAATTTATTGGTTCGTTAGGAACGGTTACATTGACCGCTTGTTTGGATTGTGCAACAATATTTGTAGGGGTTCCTTTTGCTGACTTAGCAAATTTTACAGTAACTAACTGTGGTTCAAGTTGTGGAAGTGCACCAAGTCCATCGCCAACACCGACTCCAACATCTGGTAATGATGGATATTATATAATGACTGATTGTCAAACATTTGAAACCAAATATTCACAACAATTACCTTATGGAACCTATAATAGTGGTGATAGAGTTGAAGGTAGTTATGGATATTTCTATGTAATTACAGGATTTACACCATCAACACCAGGAACAACTTACTTTATAACTGCAACAGGTCAATCAGGTTGTCCTTAAAATATAGAATATGAAAATAGAAATTTTTGAAAACGAAGAAAAGATAGACTTATCAAGTTTAATAATTACAAACTATACTGATGAATTATATAAAATCAGAGAAAATGTAATAATGTATGAATTTGATTTAAGTTCAATAAAATCATTAAAGGGTGAAAAGAATCTTTTAGAAAAGTCTTTTGAGGATATAAAAAACGAATTAGTATAAAATGGCATCAAAGAAAATTGAAATTATATACGACATTAATGGTAAACCTATTGATGTTGCAATTGATAAAACCAAAAACTTACAACAACAGGCTAGATTACTAACTGCTGAATTAAGAAAAACAAAAGAAGGAACCGCAGAGTTTCAGGCTTTATCAACAAAATTAGGAGATGTTCAGGATGGATTGGCAGCAACTAACGCCAAATCAAGGGATTTATTTGCGTCACTTTCATTAATACCAGGTCCTGTTGGTGATTTATTTGGAAAGTTAAATGGTGTTATTGGTCTATTAAAAACCTTTTCAAGTTTTAGTTTAAAGGATTTAGGTTTCCAATTAAAGGAAACAGGTAATGATATTTTAGATATTGGTAAGAACCTATTGGGTTTAAAATTACCAGAGGTAAAAGGTGGAAAAGTTGATTCAAGTTCAATTAAAGAAGCCGCTGGAGCCACACAATCTTTAGCTAGTGCAAATAGTCAAGTTGCAACAACGACGGCAGTCGCTGCTGGAACAACAAGTGCTTTAACTACTGCAACTGTTGGATTAACAGTTGCACAAAAACAAGCGGAAATTAATTCAGTTAAACGTTCAATTGGTGATAAAAAATATGCAAGTTCATTAAAAGAACTAGATCTTGCGTTTGGTCAATATACAAAATCATTATTACGTAATAATGAAATTACACAACAACAAGCGGTTGCGTTAAATCGTTTATCTAATACTGAACAATATGCAATATTACAATCTAAAGGTTTAGCTACCGCCAATATGCAATTGGCTGGTACTGAAACAGCACAAACAACTGCTACACTTGTAAATACGACAGCGAGAAAAGCCAATATGATTGCACTTGCACAATCAACTATATTGAGTAGAGTATTAATGTCAGCTTTTACGGCTTTAAGTATTGCAGAATATGCGGCAGCAACTGCAGCGGTTGCGTTGAGTGTGGCTTTAAAATCAATAGGTATTGGGATTCTTATTAGTTTACTTAGTTTATTATTAGAACCCATATTAAAGTTAATAAAGATAGGTACTGACTGGTTAGGTTGGACTGAGTCTACAGCTGATGCAACTAAAAAGGCTGCCGATAATACTGACAAATATACCAAAGCTTTAGAAAGAAATACTGAGGCTTTAAATAAAAATTTACAAGGTGTTGAGTATCAAACTAAAAAGAAAACATTACTTGCACAAATTGAAGGTAAGTCAGCTGAAGATTTATTGAAGATTACTCAAGATGGTTTAGAACAAGAGAAACAATTATATTCAAAACAAATTGGTGATTTACAAGCATTAAGGGCTAAGTCAGCAAAAGACGGAAAACTTAGTGCTGAAGAAAAAGCTAAGGTTGCAAACGATATTGATAAAAAAATAACTGAAGCTTCAGCAAGTTATGTTAAGAAAAGAAACGATATTGAATTTGCTGGTTTAGAATATATCAAAACAATCAGAGATAAAGAAAGAGAGGAAGAAAAAAAGAGATTAGAAAAGATTGCTGCGGATAATATTGAAGCCGATAAGATGTTATTGGAACTTAAACAAAATAACGCGGTTCAAACATTAAAAACAGTAAGAGAAAGAGAAGATAAGGAACTTCAAATACAAGCTGAAGGTGAAGCTGCTAAAGTTGATGCTTTACAAATTAGTGAGGAAAAGAAAGAGAAATTAAAACTTCAAATCTTTGTAAAATATGGTGTTAAGATAGTTCAATTAAATCAAAAAAGACAAGATGAAGATTTAAAATTATTAGAAGAAGAAGCCAAGAAAAGGGAAGAGTTTGCTAAAAAGAAACAATTAATTTTAATTGAATCAATTGATGACCAAACTAAAAGAGAGAAGGAACAAAGACAATTAAAATTTAATGAAGATTCAAAACAACTAGAAGAAGATAAGAATTTTATTGCAATGTCTGAAATGGATAAAAATGCATTAAGATTAGCTATGGCTAAGATTTTAGATAGGGACCTAAAGAAAATTGATGAAGATAAGAGAAAACGAGAGAACGATGAAAAGATAGCTAAACTTGATAGTGACCTTAGATTTCTTCAAATAACAAATGAAGCAAATAAGAATAGTTTCAATGCTTATTGGAATGGAAGACAAGAATTATTAAACAAGGCTAAAGAAAGGGAATTGGCTGAGTTAGATTTAACAGAAGCACAGAAATTAGCAATTGAACAAAAATATGCACAATTATCAAAAGACTTACAATCAGAAAAATTAAATGCTTATTTAGGTTTTATAAGTGCAGGATTAGCTGCTGTTAGTAATGCTTTCAGTGATGTTAGTGAAATTAACCAAATGGAAATGGACCAAGACTTACAAAAAGTCAAAGGTAATGCGGAAGAGGAAGATAAGATTAAGAAGAAATATTTTGAAAAGAATAAGAATGTACAAATTGCACAAGCAATTATTGGAACCTTACAAGGTGCAATTCAAGCCTACCAATCTTTAGCAGTTATACCTGTGGTTGGACCTGTATTGGGTGCAGCCGCAGCGGCCGCAGCTTTAGTATTTGGTTATAAGAAGGTAGCTTTAATTAAGAGTACACAATACGATGGTGGTGGAGGTGGTGGTTCAAGTGCACCAGCTTCAAATAATTTAGGTAGAAACTATGGTGATGGTGGTATGATTGAAGGACCAAGACACTCAAATGGTGGTGTTCCAATTACCGCTGAAGGTGGTGAAGCTGTTATGACAAGAGGTGCTGTAACTATGTTTGCACCATTACTATCAGCTATGAATCAAATGGGTGGTGGTACATCATTCAGTAAAGGTGCTACAGGTGCTGCAAGATTTGATAATCCAAAATTAGCTGATTACTCAAAAGAACAATCACCTGTAATCTTAAAGACTTATGTGGTTTCAAAAGATATGCAATCAGAAATAGAAAAACAAACAAGGTTAAAGGACCTTTCAACATTATAATGGCAAAGGGAAAAAATCAATCAAACAATAAAGTAACTTTTGGTAAAAGAAAAGGTGGTAAAGCACAAAAATCTTGGGGACCCAAAAGTCAAAAACCTAAACCCTACAGATCTCAGGGAAGATAATTTATATTTAATAATATGATAAAGAAAGATAAAATATTTGAATTAAAGATAGAAGAAGACGATGCCATTTCAGGTATTGACAGTATATCTTTAGTTGACGAACCAGCAATAGAAGTTAATTGGATGTTCTTCAATAAGGTGAAACCAGAGGAATTTGTAATTCCTGATGGTCAAGATTTAACTTACTCTGAGATGATTACCCAAAAGGGTCAATTGGAAGAGGAGTTATTTTCTGATGGATGGGAAAGAGTTAAAGAAGACTTTGTTTCTTCCTCACCAAATCAACCTTCATTTGAAGATACAGAAAACTTTCTAATTAGATATAAATATATATTAAACCCACAAGCTAATGGTGCACCTGTAATAGATACAACAAGAGACTTTTGTAGGGATTTATTAAGTAAGAACTTAGTTTATAGAGTTGAGGATTTAGAATCTATTATAAATGACTTAGGTTCATCTGCTATGGTATGGCGTGGTTCTTATAACTGTCGTCATATTTGGGAGAAAATAACATATCGTAGAGGTACAGAAATTGTAAACAAATCATCCGTTAGAAAAGGTAGAGTGGAAGGTGATGAGAGTTTGGATATTATGGGATTACCTCAACCAGATACAAGAGTACCAGGTAAAGAATCATTTGGTTATGACAATCCATTACCATCATATGTTGATGAAGTATCAGGTGATACAATATCAAAATCATTAGTTAAACCAACTATGTTTGATAGTTATTCAGACTATCCTGATAGTGTTAAGAATAATGCTAAAGCTGTATTGAAATATGTTGATGAGAATGGATGGGGTTCTTGTGGAACAGATGTGGGAAAACAGCGTGCTAATCAACTTGCTAATGGTGAACCAATCAGTTTAGATACGGTGAAAAGAATGTATAGTTACTTATCAAGACACGAGGTTGATTTAGAAAGTTCAAAAGGATATGGTGATGGTTGTGGTAAATTGATGTATGATAGTTGGGGAGGTAAGTCTGCTTTAAGTTGGGCTGAATCAAAAATTAATCAAGAGGAGAAAATGTCAAAACAATATTTCCAAATTGATAATGAGGAAAAGAGAATTGTACTTGGACCAGCAATGATTCCTGATCAAAAGATATTCCGTAAGGATTCTTTGGGTAATCCGTATTATGTTTTCTTCAGTGCTGAAACAATCAAGATGATTGCTGAGAAGTATATGAAAAACAAATATACAGACAACAATGACCAAATGCACGACGGTAAAGCTGTTAAGGATGTATATGTAATTGAGTCTTGGATTAAGGAAGATGAATCAGATAAGTCAACAAAATATGGTTATGAGTCAACCCCTGTTGGTACTTGGTTTGTATCAATGAAAGTTAAAAATGAAGAGATTTGGAAAAAAGTTAAAGATGGTAAATTGAATGGATTTTCTGTGTCTGGTTTCTTTGAGGAGGTTTCTTCTTTCACAAAAGAGGAGATGTTCTTATACAAGGTAGCCGAGATATTGAAGAAATATTAAAAACATATGGTAATATATATCTAAATCTATATTTAATAATAAGAGAATAATAAATTAAAACAAATAAACAATTATGTCAAATTCTAAAAACGCAATTCAAGAGATTAAATCTTTGATGGTTAAGTTTGGATTTTTAGCTGATGAACCAACATTATTGTCATTTAAATTAGAAGATAACACTATCCTTCAAACTGATAAGTTAGAGGTAGGTAAGTCAATCGTAAAGATTAACGATGCTTTTGAACAAGTGGCTTTAGAAGATGGTAAATACAGATTAGTTGAAAACTTTGAAATAGAAGTTAAGAACGGTTCAATCAAAACAGTAAAAGAAATTTTTATGGATGCAAAACTCGCTGACGGTACAGTCATTAAAGTTGAAGGTGATAGTTTAGTAGAAGGTGCTAAAGTTATTGTGGTTACCCCTGACGCAGAAATACCTGCACCAGATGGTGTTCACGAACTTGAGGACGGAACTAAAGTAGAAACCAAAGAGGGTATTATCGCAAAAATTGAAGAAGTTGTTTCTGAAGATGAAAAACCTGAAGTTGAAGTTGAAGTTGAAGTTCCTTCAATGGATATGTCAAAAGAAATGATGGATATGTTAAAAGAGTTTGTTAGTAAAATGGGTGAGAAAATGGCACAAATAGAGTCAAATTACTCAACATTAGAAAACGAATTTAAAGCATTCAAAAAAGAACCAGCAGCAAAACCAATTGCTAATGGAAAAACAGATTTTAATAAACAACCTAAAGACAATGAAATGGATGATAAAATATCTATGATTATGTCTTTAAGACAAAATAACAAATAACTAAAAAAAATAAGAAAATGAAAATTTTATCAAAAGAACAATTCGCTTATGACGTTGCAACAATCGGTTCATACGTTGACCAAGTAGGTGGTGAATTACTTTCAAAGGCGTTAATAGGTGGTACAACTGCACGTTACGCAAACGTACGTTTAGGTATCAAAGGAACACAAGCGTTGAACCTTTTAAACTCTACAGCGTTTTTCAACGATGGTACTTGCGGATGGGATCCATCAGGTACAACAACTTTCACACAAGCTAATATCACAACTTGTCCTGAAAAGTATAATGAAGCTTTATGTTACAAAGATTTGTATGACACATACCAATCAATGTTAATGGCGCCAGGTCAAACATCTGAGTCAGTTCCATTTGAGGAGCAAATAGCAAATTTAAAAGTTAAACAAATCCAACAAAGAATTGAACAACAATTGTGGCAAGCTACAACTGGTTCTTCTTGTTTCAACGGTTTCAAAACCTTGATTAGTACAGGAACAACAGGTGTTGCAAACTCAAGTGGTGTAACTTTCAGTTCAACTGCATCTTACGGAACAAGTGGTAACCCTATCACAGAAATTGATAAGTTAATCAACGTATTAGATGACAACGCTATGTCAAGAGAAGATTTAGTAGTGTTTATGTCTTACGCTAACTTCCGTTTATATGTACAAGCATTAACTAGAGCTAACTTCTTCGCTAACTACATTGGTGGTGCTGATATTACTGCGAATATGGAAGCTGTACATCCAAATACAAATGTTAAAGTTGTTCCAACTATCGGTTTGAACAGTTCTAACCAAGTAGTAATTGGACCACGCGAGTATATCGTAGTAGGTTTTGACTTATTGTCAGATCACGAGAAATTGGTTATCTGGTACTCTAAGGATTTTGATGAATTACGTTTAAGAGCGAACTATAACTATGGTGCACAAATTGCAACATTTGGTTCAACAGCGTACTTCGCAACAAACAACTTAGCATAGTCTAAAAAAATATAAAAACAAAAGGGGTGAAAGTCCCCTTTAAAAAAAATAAATAAAAAATTTAAACATATAAATTATGTCTTGTTATATAACTTCAGGTGAAGCATTCGGTTGTTCTGATGGTATTGGTGGTGTCAAAAAAATATGGGTAGTAGGTGGTACAGGTACAACTCTTGGTGGTATTACTGGTTACACTTACGACGCAGATGGTGCAATCACTGGTGCTACTTCAGTAGCTGGTTCTACACTCTATGGTTTTGAGCTTAAGCGCAACACAAGCAGCTTAGCACAAAACGTACAAAAGAACTTTGAAAATGGTACAATCTATTTTGAACAAGTTCTTACAGCAATCTTGTTCCGTTACGACCAAGAGAAAAGAAATAAATTAAAAGTCTTATCACAAAACGACCAAATCCAAATCGTTGCACAAGACCAAAATAATGCATTCTACTTGTTAGGTCAGGTACACGGGATGTATTTATCAGGTGGTTCTGCAGGAACGGGTACGGCGTACGGTGATAGAAATGGATTTGAAATGATCTTCACAGGTCAAGAAAATACTCCAGCTAATACTTTAATAAGCACTTCTTTAGATGCTAACGATGTATCAGGTGACGATTATTTAATTTCTATCTTTGGTGCAATTGTGGTAGCATAATTGTAGGTCTTTGACCGAATTTCTATATCTTCTAATAAAAAGAGGGTCTTCGGACCCTTTTTTTTATGCTATACCAATTCAAAATGATTTTTTTTATATTTAATAATAAGAAAGATAATATGTTATACATCAATAAAGGTCAAGAAAATACATTAGTTCTTAATATAAACAATAATAGTAGGGATACTTTTACTGGCTATACTTTGAACTTTGTACATATTATGAGTAAGGAGTCCAAATCCTATACTGTTTCAACGTCTGATCCAGCACAATATGAACAGAATATTCGTTACTGTGAAATTGTATTACCATTAGATACTGATGATTTAAACTATTTGGGGGAATATATATTAAATATTTTTGGGGATACGACAACTAATGTTTTCAAAGGAATTGCAATATTGCAAGGTGTCCAAGAAAGCAATCCATTTACACAATATATCTCTCCGAATGAAGTAAATGAAAATTATATATACATACAAGATTAATTATGAGTGAGATAAAAAAGACAGAGTTTAAGAATATAGCATTCGCAAAGGCTTCAGTACCAATTTTTGCTGAGGTTTTACTACGTTCACCTTGGGTTTATTATGGTGAACATAACTTGTTACCTCAATATTTTATTGAATTATTTGACAATTGTGCAATCCACAAAGCTGTTGTAATATCTAAGGTAAATCAGATAATGGGTGATGGTGTTGTTTCTTTAAACAATCCTATGGCTACTATTAACTTGATAAATGAATCTGAAAACGTATCCGAAGTAATGAGAAAATGTGCTTTGGATTTTATGTTATTTGGTGGGTTTGCTTTAAATGTTATTTGGGCTAAAGATAAAAAATCAATTGCTGAGATTTATCATATAGATTTTAGTAGAATTAGAAGTGGTAAATTGAATGAAGACGATAAGATTGAATGTTATTACTATTCTCCTGAATGGAAGAATATAAAGAAATATCCTCCTGTTGAAATTAAGGCGTTCTCACAAAACGAGAAGGACCCAAATCAAATCTATTACTACAAGAACTATATTCCATCTATGTCATACTATCCAATTCCTGACTGGTCAGCTGGTCAAAGAAGTATGGAAATTGATATTGAAACAAAGAACTTCCATATGAACAACCTTCGTAAAGGAATGGTTCCAAGTTTATGGATTAATTATAATAACGGGATTCCTGGTGAAGAAGAACAAAGAGATCTGGTTAGGGCATTAGAATCACAATATGGTGGAACAGATAATGCTGGTCAAGCTATTATCTCATTCAACGAATCACAAGAACAATCTCCTGTCATTACACAGATTCCTCGTAATGATAATGACAACTATTATCAAGCATTAAGTGATGATGTAACTCGTTCAATCCTATCCTCTCACAGAGTTTCTTCTGCTGAGTTATTTGGTATTGCAACCTCTGGTAAATTGGGTGGTGGTAATGAGATTACAGAACATTCAGAATATTTCCGTAAGATGGTAATTATGCCATATCAAAATTGTTTGTTACCAGTTTTTGATAAATTGGTTTCATTGAAATTTGAAAGACCAACAACCTTTGAAGTTAAACCTTTAAGTTTATTCTTAACGGGTGACGTTAAAGAAAATCCAGTAGTGGATGATAAACCAATAACTCCAACATTAGTATAATATGGGTGTATTATTAATATCAGAGGTAAAGCTGAAAAACTTTACCAACATCAATAAAAATGTGGATATGGACGTTCTTAAAGCGGAGGTTCAGATTGCACAAGATATAGACCTTCAAACCATTTTGGGAACGAAATTCTATAATCATTTATTGTCACAAGTATCTGCAACAGGTAATACATTTAACGCAGCTGAAACAACCTTGGTAAATGACTATGTGCAACCGTTCTTGGTACAACAAGCTTACTTTCAAGCTATACCGCATTTGATGTACAGGACGATGAATCGGGGTATAGTAGAAGGAACAATGGAGTCAGCAACATCTGTAAATATAGATACTATGAAGTATCTTAGAACCATACAGAAACAGCGTGCAGACTTTTATTTAACTCGTTTACAAGATTATCTATTAATTGGTAGAGGACAAAATCAATTCCCTGATTACGTTACACAATCTACTATTGATGGTATGATTCCAAACAGATCACAAAAATATAATAACGGTATATATCTCGCACATACAACTCGTAAGGGTTATTCAACAAAAAATTTGGATAAACAATTTACAGTTTATTCAGAATTAGAAAACGAGAACCCTCCTTGTCAAGACTGCTACTAATATGATAGAACAAATTATACTTACAATTGTTACAGCAGCTATCGGATATTTCGTTGGTTATAAGAAAAACCAAAATGAA